ATATAAAATTCTATTGGTTCCTAGAGCTGCATATTTAATACCAGCGTTATCATCCCAGTGATGAAGAGCACGAGTAGCACCGGTTAATTTATCAGCGCCTAACTGTTGCCAACCTCCTATTTTTTCAGGAGTACCATATCTAAATCGGACGTTATCACCATCAAACCATTGCCCTTCGGCTCCAGTTTCTGTAACTTGTTTGTTAAATCCGGGTTGAAAACCTAATTTTTGTAGCATATAAAAACCTGTTTATTATGACTTATACCAGATCTAAGGGGAATTCAAATGTTAAAAGCAGGAGACGTCTGTGGTGGAGTTGCCTCCTGCCAGATTATTTTATATATTATTTTTTAGGAACTGTAAAGCCTTTATAAAAGGCTGGAAGTCCTAAGAATGGTCGCCCATCAAACTTGTTTGCTTTAGCAGTTTTCTTTTTGGAATCATTATAATGTAAGAAAACCTGTCCACAATCTTTACCAGGAAAAGCTTCGCGCCAATGTTCAATCTCGCACCCAGAATAGATTAACATATCACCTGGTTCTAGATCTATTTTGATACCCGCTTGACCTTTCTTCCCCGTTGGATCAAGATAAAGAGGCCAAGGATCTCCTCCTAAATTCAAGGTAGTAGAGACTTCGCATGAATATCTATCTTTGTGCCGATGAAGAACATCTCCAGTCTTATAAATCCTGGCATAAGAATAAGTTTCATTTAATTTATATCCCGTTTCTTTCTCCATCTTTTCTCTTAAAGCCCCTAGTAATGTTTCCATTGCTACGTCTCCATAATGAGAATAAGTATTAGGGACCTGTTGGTCGGTCCATACTCCCCAATAGTCTGTGAAGGGAGAAATATATTTTTGATCAAATAAAAAACGCGCCACTTGTCTTTTCTTTAAAAAATAAGAATAAACAAAAGAGGCCAGCTCTTTTGAAACGGCTCCTCTTAATACTTTATATTTAGTTTTTTTAAAGGACATATATAATATTTATTACCATTCTGTTATTACAATTAGTAGAGTTAGTTCCATAATGTGAAGTATTTGATGAAAAAAACACTGCTGTATTTGCTTTAGATTTTATTTTTTTATTTTTTATTTTTGTATACCCATTATTACTATTAACATAATATATAACACTTTGATATTTAGGATTTCCTATACCATCTACATTGTCTACATGACAACCAAATTGAATTAAATCTTGACTAATAGGAGTTAAATTTGCTTTAATTTTTATTAAAGTATTAGCTTTAATTTTTTTAATTAAAGGCTTTAAAATTTCAAAGTAATTAGAATTAACTGTGTTATTCTTAAAAAAAACATGTGTCAGTTGATAATGAAATAATTGTTTAGGAACATTATGTAATTTATAATTATTATAGTACCATGGAAAATATTCATCACTCATAGTATTATGTATAGCGGTATAATTTTTTTTAGATAAAAAATTTTCTACGACTTTATGTGACAGATAGTACTCCTTTCGATATTGCTTGACAGTTCCAATGTATAAATCTAAACGGCTCATAGCCCATATCAACCGCATACATATGAGGCATATATGATGGAAAGAATATCATCCTTCCCGGTTTTACGTCATAATTAACTTGATGACTAGCGTAAGTTATCTTAGTCGTATCTTTTTGAGGTAAAAGATTCATCATGTTCCCTGATCTTGGGTCTTCAAATATTGGTCTCGATGTTTTTTCACTAGCTTTTAAAAAATAGAATCCGGACATATGGCCGTTCCAATGGGTGTGTAAACTATGTTGACCTGCACCTCTTTTAGCAAACTCTTGTACCCACATTTCTGTGATAAATATTTGATGATTGTCCATACTAAAACCCATTTCTACTAAAAGATTATGGGCTGTTGCACCTATATAATTTTGTAATTGTAAAAAATCAGGGTCTCCAACTAAAGGAGTTGAATGAAATACGTGCCCCATGTCTCCTCTATCTCCAAACTTTTTATTTCTTTTATCTATATCTTTTTTTAAATTCTTCTTTGCTGTTTCAATATATTTATCTGAGGCCTTATTTAAATCTTTCACAAATTGAGGGGCATCCGCAAACCATACTGGACATTGAAAATAATTTTCTCTATTTAATTTTGTGGGAAATGTTTCCGCACTTCCACATGATATTTTATCTAATTCTTTCTGACTTCTTTTCTTTTTCATTTAAATGGCCATCCTAAACTCCACATGACTACACTATGTCTGGTTCCTTTTTTAACTGGACATACTCTATGCCACACGAATCCAGGAAATACCACCAAGGATCCTTTAGGTAATATTTCTTTACACTTTCTAATGTTTGGTTTTTTATCTGGATCTAAATTTCTAAAATCAAATTCTAATTCTCCCCCTTTATAATCTTTAGGATTAGATAAAGTTAATGTTACAGATAGCTTTCTAACCTTGCCATTTGAAGGATCACCAGCTTGTCTTTGATAGGGTCTATCCCAACCATCACAATGCCAGTCATAATATTGTCCTTTGTTATATTTCGTAAATTGCATAGATTCACTATGGTCCCATTGAAAATTCCATCCAGCACTTTTATTTGCTTGATGTACATAAGGTTGAATCTCGTTATAAATCCAACGCTCATTTAACCAAACAATATCTGAATCTCTTTTCTTTTTTAAATCTTTAATTTGTTTTTGGTTTAATTTTTTAGGATCTCCGTAGCCACCTGTAGTTGCTAATTGATCTTGTAATTGTTTTCCATAACGAACAATTTCATCACAGATTCTACTAGGGACAGCAGATTGAAAGTACCAATAATAGTTTGTTAAGTTCATATGTCTTTATACTAACATAGTATCACAAATAAAAGGGACAGTAAATAGATTAGGTCAATTTGTTCTTTTACCTATATTAAAAGATATTACAATTTTTTTACCTTCTTTTTTAACACTTGTATTGTGATTTAGATTACTTTTAAATATCAATAACTGACCTTCTTTACAAGGGTACTGTGTATATTTAGCAGAAAGAGGGTTAGGGGTAGAAGGAGGCAGAATCATATCGTCTTCCCTGTAAAAATAAATACTGTCTGAAGGAGCCGTTTCCACATAAAACCCTCCCGAGACAATGGATCCAGGGTGAATATGCTTGGCTAAATTATCATTTTTAAAGCTTATATTAAACCAGGAGCTTTCTACAAAACATTGATTGAGAAAGGTCTGATCATATCCCAATTCTTTAAGAAACACTTTTGAATGAACTAAAAAATCATTCAAGAGAGGCTTAAAAAAATCATCATTAATTAAATCATAAACATTATGGGAGGTGTCCACATTTAAAATTTCATTTCTATTTAATTGGTATTGTCTAGCTATTTTAGAGATGTGCTTTTTGATAGACTTTAAATCTACATCTAAAGAAGTTTTATAAATAGGAACAGGAAAAAGACTGTCTATTTCTTTCATTAATTCTTTTTATAATACTATATTGTCAGAGTACCGTCTACCGTAAATGTGGCTATTTTTGAGGAAGCTGGGCCACATGCTAATGTATTACATCCTGGAGCTACTGCTAAACTACCCGGTGCACATGCCGCTGCAATTCTAAGAATAACTATACCTCTACCACCACTTCCACCACCAGCATTAGGGGAGCTTCCGCCACCTCCACCACCACCAGTGTTAACAACTCCTACTGTTCCTGCTGCTCCACATGTTCCACCAGCTCCACCGCCGCCTGCTCCACCAGCTCCTGCACCTTGAGGTGCGGGATTAATTCCACCGCCGCCACCACCAGCATAAGTGACTGATGCGCCTGATATTGTATTAGCTGTTCCTGCTCCACCATCACCCCCTTTGTTAGTAGGAGGACTTGGTCCGGTTCCTGTTGTACTTGCATTTACTCCTGGAGCCGATGCTCCACCACCGCCACCTCCACCTGATGGTGGAAAGTCAACTCCCATTCCTCCTGGATTTCCCTGAGGAGGGCTTGTTGGAGGAGTATTTCCTGCTCCTTTGTAAGCTGTATCAGTTCTCATATCAGAAACACCACCACCTGATCCACCGGGACCACCTGCTCCTGCTCCTGCTGGAGGACTATCTGTAGGTCCTGGAGTTCCACCACCTCCACCACCTGTAGATGTTATCATTGAAGTATCTTCTACTCCTCCTACTCCTAGAATAGAAGGTTCTCCACCTGCACAAGCAACGGGACCTCCTGATGGGGCCGGCGTTGCTGTTCCACCAGCTCCTACTTGAATAGTAAAATCACCTGGACCATCTAATGTAACTTTTGTTCCACCTGGCC